TTGAGGTCCTTGCTCACCTTGAGGTCCTTGCTCACCTTGAGGTCCCTGTTCGCCCGGTTCACCTTTCGGACCTTGAGGTCCCGGAGAACCCTCGCTTGATTGTCGAACAACTTTAGCAATCTCTCCCGAAAGAACGGCTTCCGGTACATATCCAAACGAACCTTCGTCTGCGGGGACTACCCTACCTTCGCTATCCGAAGCCACGTTATCCCCCACGGAAAGATTCTCGCCTGCTTCAATAAACCACACGGGGCTACCAACTAAGGAAACCCCGACAGTTTCTCCATCCTCTAAATCTCGTTTAGAGTAGAAATCCGGGTTAATGCCCTCTCCGGTAAGCGCAAGTTCGATCATATCTTCGCCGTTCGTTATAGATATAAGCCGATTGGCTGGGATGTCTGCAACTACTTTACCGTAAAAATCAGTCATTAACCCTCAACACCCCCGTCATTAGCTACATCTGCGTATAATAACAAGAACGGGTTTTCAACGATAGGGAATCCTGCTGCAGCCGCACGGATGATTGACTGAATAGGTTCCATCTTGTCGTATACATCTAAAGCAATGCCCGGCTGATATTCGTTCTCTACCGTAGGACCAAATAGATATTTACCTAAGTTATTCTTAGCAAATACAACTCGGTACTTAGGCATATATTCGACAGTCTTTTTCTCACCAGTATATTCGTCTTTGTACGTAATTTCACGCTGATTAATTACTTGAATTTTCGGCAAGCCATATCCTTCTAATACTTCTTCAACTACCGATACTGGCGCTCTATTCGTCTCTAATCCCGCCTCTTTCACAACCTCCGGATTAGTCTGTAGAATACGTAAGACGTCTCTTGAGATAAGAATGACATCCGCCACTTCACCGTTCGTGTCGATATACTTATCGTTCCATTCGATTAAGTCCGAAATTGGCGTACCTGTTTCGGTATCCCACGCAGCTGCTCCTGTTTGAGTAAACTTATGATCTTCCGGCACTCCGTAATCAACGTTGATCTTCACTTGGTTTCTATCGTATGTAAACTGTCCTGTAAGTACAGCTTGTAATTTAGATACTGTGACTTGCTTACGGATAGAATCTAACAGATCCGTAGCTTTAATAAGCAACTTATCAATTACCGCAGATTTCTCGGCATTAGATCGTGCTTGGTTAATCGCCATTAATTCCTCTTCGGTAGCGATGTATTTAATCCCTAACTTAGCGAGTTCGCCCGATTTGCTTGCTACAGCATCTCGGTCCATTACTGGTGGTTCAGCACCATATCCGATATATGACGCTAAGTGATTTGATTTCTTAATAATGTCGTATGCAAAAGTAGTTGAGAACGTATTCTCATCCGGCATAAACTGGTCAATAAACTGCGGCGCGTTTTGCGTATCTTCTGTATGTGCTTCAACAATCCCGCGCATTGCAGGTTTCTGAAAATCTTTTAAGTGTGTTAATCCCATGTATAAATCCTCCTAATTTTCTATTATTTATTATTTAATTAAATGTGTGTGACGTAGCGAATTAGCGGGTTAGCTTCTTTAAATGTCGCAGGGACAGCAGACGCTAACTTATCTTCGTAAACAGACCCTCGAACGATTAGCTCTCCGATAATCATATCGTTAACCCCATCATTCTCGAAATCTACGTTAGTGATTGCGAAATTGTCATATCCGCTAGGTACTACTGCGCCATCCTCAGTTGTTTCTTCCGCGTAAGGTTCGAACTTTCCTGTAGTAGTATTTCTAGCAACTAAAGTTCCCGATTCGTGATAGCCCACGTCGAAAGCCGTTGCATCTAATGTACCGCCCGCCTCAATAAACTGTAAATGCTGTGACGCTAAGATGTTTTTACCGCCTTTAAATTCTGTCTCATTAAATTTCGGTGTATAAATTGGCATTTAATTTCCTCCTATTTTCGATTTTTAATTCTTTCATACGCCTGTCGTCCGTAGTCTGTACCGTCTTTTGTTTTTGCTTCCTTTTTATTAGGTGGGTACGCTCCGGGTTCAGCCGATTCTTTTGTTTCCTTTGCACCTTCCGGCACAATATCGTCAACTAACTCTTTAATTGACTCTTCGATCTCTTCCTCTTCCTCGCCCTCAACGTATTTACTATATCGCTCAATTTGATCTTCGGAATATCCTTCTCTCATCATGGCGGTAGTCAGTAGGCTCTTCCGTTTAATCTCTTTGAGTTGTGTTTGAGTTTCCTCGTATAGTTCCTTATATTTGCCTTGTTCTTTCTTTTTCTCTTTTTCTTCGGCTTCTTTAAGTTTTTTACGTTCTCGGGCAAGTCTAGCCTCTACAATCCGGTCTACATCTTCTTGCGTGAACGATTTATCGCCGTCTTCTGTCGTATCTTTTTCAGAGTCTTTCTCTTTGTCCTCGACATCTTCCGTTTCATCGTCCTCGATTTCGTCCGTCTCTTCTTCGTCTGAAAAGAATTGTAGATTCAATCTTAATTTTTCATCTTTCATCCTAAGTCCCCCATTTTAAGCCTGTCGGCTATGTATTCCGTTTAGTTTAACGACTTAACGTACGGTCTAAGTAATTATATTTCGTTAGGTGTAAATTACGTTTTTAATCCGTCATCAATATCTGTATCTATATCCGTTTCGACCACCTCCGACAAATCTTCTTCATCTCGCTCGTACCCTGCGAATAATTCCGCACGCCTTGTGCGCTCTTCTTCCATTTCAGACATCTTACCTTCAACATCTTGTACGCCTAAGCGTCGTAATGCTCCTCGGTTCGATTCAAAGTTATAATCAACCTCTTTCATTAAGACGTTTACTAAACTATCCCGGTCGTCCGGTAGAGGGAGAATAAAGTTCATTTCAGATCGGTAAGATTCTATCTTAGATACGACCTCTATATCGTAATCAAAACGGCTTCGATCCGTTCTTGCTTGTAGGTATTTAACGGACTTTTCGTGTAATTCACGGAATCCATCGCTCCATGATAACCAATGTTCCTCCGTTTCTTGAATCGCATCTTGATAAAGAACTTGTAGCGCTCTATCGTTTAGACCCCCGAAGTTTAACTCTTGAGGAACGATTTGCGGAAGTCCGCTTAGTTCGTGCAGAGCCGATTTAATTCGGTTATACTGATCCTTGAACGCCTCTTTCCACTGGAAACTATTTTGTAGATTCTTTGCGTCCGCCTCTTTTCCGTCTGATTGGTTGTTAACCTCTAAGACGGCACCCGGAGCAACTTGCATACTAGCGGCGGTTCCCGGCTCAACATTTGATAAAACTAACGTATTGAACATCTCGAACTTTAACGAATCTTGTGCGTCCTCCATCATCTTATTTAATTGTGTCGTAAGCGAAATCATATCCTCTATTTCGTCGTTATATGTATCTTTAGTCCGTAAATCTCTGACCTCAAAGAATACGATTGGAACAAAATCGATTCCTAACGGTGTTTCTTCGTGTACCACCCGAACCACATTTAACTTTTCGTCATAAATCGCTTCCTCGAATGTGCATTCCGTAAATTCCTCGTTCATCCGAAATCTTTGTACCCAATATTGCGTTTTATTCTCGTCGTTCGGATCCTCTTGTGGCACAATAATGCTCGCACCGATAAGATCATTAAATCCATCATTAGAATAAATAGGGAATACCTCGGTAGCTTGATGCCAAATCCAATGAAGCCGCCCTGTACGAGGGTTAAACGTTAATTTGGCGATAATTTGCCCCGCGATTAGTCGATCTCTAGCAATACGGATTTTATCGCTGAACATATTATTTTGTTCCCAAAGTTTATATAGTAATGCTTGATGGTCTTTAGCTAACTGAATCGCCTCTTCTGTTTGTTCAGTGGGTTGTACGGATATTCCGTGATCCCCACCCATCTGCCACCTAGCTTTACGCTTAATAAAGGCTTTAAAGTAGTTTGTATGGAATCGTGTTGGGTCGTACGCCATTCCGTCCGGACGTTCCAACTCATTCGCACTAACAAAGTTTCCGAATTCATCTTGATGTTGTTTTCCGTCATAGTAGTCGTAATGAGATAATATGCGATGAATCCGATCCATCTCTTTCGTACCTATTGCGTGTTCGATTGGCAATTTGAGGATATCGTTTAAATCCTCTGCTGCTAATAAGTTGTAATCCGGTCCATATAGTTTATTTAGTCTCACCTGCTACCTCCTCTCTACCACCGTCTGCCGCCGCTCTGTGCGACGCTGACGGTTCCTTGTGATTTTCCTTTTGATGTCCGATAAGCCATCTCCAAAGCGTCTAAAATATCGTCATGTTTGACCATCGGGTAATACTGCATTTGTTCGAGTAAATTAACGTGTTGCTTAGAAAAGCGAATCTTTCCGGCTTGTACATCGGGAAGCAGCGCTTCAATACGCAACGCTTTCCGTGTTCGTTGTTTGATATATTTCATTCGTGTATAGGACGGATACCCTCGTTCCGCTAATCGTTTTCGTAATGTATCTGCAAACCATTCCTGCGCCATTTGCGCTTCAACAGCAATAGATTCGTACTGGTATTTCATAACATGTTCGATGATTGCCTCTAAGAATTGGTCGGGATGCACACGTTGCTCGTAAACATCGACTACATAAGTATTTCCTGTATTTGTATTTTTCGCTAAGGTGACAATCGTAGAATAGTCGCCCCGCTCTTTCCCCATTGCGAAATCAATACCCGCATAATACTCAAAGTTTTTACTTCTCATTTCGAAACTGGTATAGTATGTCAATTCCTCGGGCTTGAATATTTGACGTTCTTCGTCCGTTGGGTTGTTTTGGTACTCTTGATTGAACGCTTTTGGTCCCGAGTTTTCTAATATCTCGATAAAATCAATATAGTCGTAATATGATTCCCAAAGTAATTTACTTCCTCGAATCATTTCGTCTTTATGTTCCTCGTAAAAGTCATACGCGTTCATTCGTGATGACGGCGTATCTTCTCGATATAATTCACGCCATTTAGCCCATAAATCGTCTCTTTCCGCCCATTCAACAATGGCGGCATATTTCCTTGATTGGAAATCTTTTCTTTCGCGGATAACCGAATCTAGTAATGAGTCATAGCAAAGGATTGTTCCTAAGTAGACACATATTCCATTCTTAGCGAGAGCCGGTAGCATAGATTCCGTAAACCATCGTTTAGCTTTCGCAATCTGTTCCGGTGTACTCGTACTTTCATCTGATTCGATATCGTCTAGGACAAACAATCCGGGTCGCTGTGAACCATGTCGTAAACCCCTCATTTGCGTTCCTAAACCTTTTGCTTCGACTTTCACGTTTGTATTCGTAATATACTCGTATTTGTTATCCAATTCGTTCATATTCGCCCGTTTATGTAATAACTCACCGAAATCTAGCCGCAACTTTTCGTTATGTTTCAGTTGATATTTCGACCAAGATAAGAAATCCCCGGCGACATCTGTTGTTTCAGAAACTAAGACGATATACGTTTGATGGCGGTAAACTACTTGATGAGTTAGGAAGATATTCGATAAATATGCCGTCTTAGCGTGCTGTCTAGGACACGCCCATGCGACATGATCCCGCTGCTTACCGCTTGCAATATCGTTCAACAATCCGCATAGTTCGTGATGGAACTCCGCTGAATTTTCATAATTGACTCCCTCCGGAATCAAATTCTCATCATTGCCGGGGTTTCCATCTTCCGAGAAATACTCTAGCGCAAAATACATCAAATCAAATTCACCGCGATTAATCCGTTCCAATTGCGTTAATTCGTCATCTACCGATTGGAACCTCGTATAGTGCGAACCTTCCGCAAGTCCGTCTTTAATTAATTCCGCAAGTAGTTTCCTTTCTTTTCGTAAGAGGCTCTCTCGTTCTACCCGCTGCTTGCGCGGTGGTAATCTACTCAACCGAATTAGCCTCCTTCTTCAAATCTTCTAACTCTTGAATCCGTTTAATAACGTCATCATGAGATCCTGTATCGTTATGTACTTCGACTTCCTGTTTCGTTGCCGCTAAGACATTCGGCGTCATTTTTGCTAATAGTTCAAGCATCTTAGTCGATGGTTGCGTCTTACCTAAGTTGTCAATTAAGACTTTCGCTAAAGCACCGTGGCTATCTTGTAGTGCTAACGTCGTTAAATGCTGTTTATATTCCGCAAAGATTGGGTTGCGTCTCCGCCACTCCCACAAAGTCTTGCGGTGAATACCAAATTCATCGGCTAGTTCCTGTATTGATTTCTGTTGATCCTTCGGTAATAATTCGTTATCAACAAGTACCGCCGCTGCTTTACGTTGTTGTTCCGTCAATCGTTCGAAATTTGCCATTTTCTTATCCTCCTTTTCTCTGTTATTTATGATATCGCCTTAAAACGCAAAATAAGGCGTTCTAAGACGTTTTAACAGCTTTACGATAGAATACACTCGGAATAGATTAAAACTCTTGTACGCTATCTTATTTTCGGTTTAATCGCATAATCTATCGATTTACAATGTATCTACATTCGATTTCTATTCGATTGGTTGTGTGAATGAGTCCGGAATGATATCCTAATTTGTTCCGTGTGTTGATTACGAGTCGGTTTCGGATTGGGTCGGGTAGAGTCCGTTGACTATCGAGGTTAAAAATTCTGTCGCAAATGTTCCGGCATCAAGCGGATTTCCAGTTTCTGTAACACCCCGCCCCCGTCCCACCTTTTTCCAACGC